GGCCGAGCGCGTCGTTGACCTCGCGGAGGCCTTCGATCTTCACCGTCCGGCTACGCGGCGCCATCGCCCCGACCCGCTACGGTGATCTCGATGCCGACGCCGCGGCCCTCGGCCTCTTTCACGCCGACGATCGCATAGGTGACGCCCTTGTAGGTCAGGCGGTCCTTCGGGTTCAGGTCAGCGACCAGGCTGGAATGGCGGATAACGAACCGGGCGCTCAGCCCCGCCGCCGTCTCTCCCGCCCGGAACTTTTCAGCATCGCGGATCGGCTCGTACGACGCCCAGACCGTGGCGATGTCGTACCAGTTCTCGACCGGCGAGTTGTAGGCGTCACGGGTCTCGACGAACCGCTGCAGGGTGACGCGGCGATCCAGCTTGCCGGCCGCGAGCGTCATGCGAGGGCCGGATCTCGGAGGCGGCGCAGCAAAGACACGACGGCGGGCGAGATCGGATCGCTTTCCTCAGCGCCAGCCTCACGCACTCCGTAGAGCGTCCCCAAGGCCAACAGGATGGAGGAGCGCACCGGACCGGGGACCGTCTCTTCGGTCCAGCCATGCGAAGGGCGCTTCAGATAGTCGATGACAACGCCCTCGGCGTCGTCGAGTTTAGTCTGCACGTCGATCTCAACTGCGGGATCATCCTCCCGCAGATGCGCCATCGCAGTTTGAAGCGAAACGAGGGCGGCCATCAGTTCAGGCTCGCCGGCTTGGCGTCGCGGCCCTTCTTGACCGCCAACGTCCACTGATCCGAGCCTTCGCCGGGCTTGTCCTTGGTCTCGGCATTGCAGTGCCAGAGAGAGCCGGCCCAGGTGACGGTGTCGCCCTTCTCGTAGCACTCGCCGTCCTTGAACACGCCGCGATAGATCATGGTCGGCACGCCGATCTCTGCCGTGTAGGCGACGTCGCCGTCGTCAAGCGACAGGATCAGGGTCCGACTGTCGTCCCCAAGCCTGAGATCGATGTCCTTGACCTGCAGGGCGTCTCGGCCGGCAGGACCCGGATCGCCGTCCTTGCCGTCGCGACCGACGACCACGCCGAGCGACTTGGTCTCACCGTTTGACAGGGTCACCACCAGAGCGCCTTCACGATCGATGAGAGCGCCGGCGACGGCCACGCCATCCTTGCCGTCCGTCCCATCCTTGGCGGCGGGCAGAGCGGCAACGGCTTTCTCCACGGCGGAAACAACTAACCCCTGAATTTCGTCTGGCGATACCGACACGCCATCTCGACCGTCGGTTCCGTCTTTGCCGTCGGACCCATCTCTTGCGACAGGGAGAGCCGCGATAGCCTTCTCGACCGTGGCCGAAACCATGCGCTCCACCTCCGAGGCCTCGACTGTCGAGCCGTCCTTGCCCGGCTCGCCGTCCTTTGGCACGGGAAGGGCGTTCACAGCCCTTTCGACAAGCGCCGCGACCATCGGCTCCACGTCAGCGACAGTCACGCTCGCACCGTCTCGACCAGGCTCACCCGCGACCGGCTGACGCTTCTCAAGCTCGTCGATCCGACGCAGCAGAGGAGCGGTCGCCTTTTCGACGTGCTCACGGACGATCTCGGCCGTGGCTTCAGCCAGCGCCTTCGAGTCAAGCATTCAAAGCCTCCCGAAGGTCTTTCTGGAACAGGGCGAGGCTGGCTCGCGCCCGCTCCGCGACCTCGTCGTCATTAGCCGGCTCAGGCGCGGCCTCGGGAGCAGCAGGAGCAGAGGTGCCGAACGGGTCTTCTTGGGCATCCCGCTTGGCCAGCGCCGCGAGCGAGTAATTTTGTTGCTGCAGATAGACTGCGTCGCCGCCGGCCGTGGGCTTCTTGTCGAGCTTGGCCCGCATCTCGTCGATCTTGAGAATGCCGGCACCTTCCTTCAGCACCGACATCTGCGTGACGCTGTCCATGCGCAGGAGGTTGTCGACGTCGAACTCTGTCCCGAGGTTTTCCCCCGTAGCCAGACCCTCGTCGAGGCAAAGCTCCATGGCCTCAATCAGCACCTGAAGGCACTGCGAATAGTACTCGATGTTCAGCGCCTGAACGTTGTTGAACGTCGGCTGGACGCCGATCCCGATCTTGTAAGGCGGGACGTGATAGGTCGAACAGACGACCTCGGCCGTCCATTTCAGTTGCTCGATGAGCTGCGCATCAACGGCCTTCACGGCCATGGCGGTATAGGCGAGGCCGTCGCCCAGCACGGCGACCTTGCCGACGTTTGCGCCGGAATAGTTGGTGTCCCAATGCGCCTTCAGGCGGCCCGCAGTCTCGTCGGAGATAGCTCCGGGCGCCGTCAGCACGCCGCCGGGCTGCGATCCGTTCTGGAAAAACTTGGTGGCGCTCGACTGGATCGACAGGCCCTGCGTCGACGCGAGACCGTTGGCAAAGATGGGCGACAGCCCGACGAGCGGGTGAAAGAAGCAGTTGAACCGGTCGTGGATGATCTCGGACGCCGGAACGATCACAGGACCGCTCAGGCCCGACAGATGGTCGGTGTTCAGCTCGTAATAGACGGACCCGTCGTCGGCCACGAGCGGCTTGACCCTGCCCGGATCCAACACGTGGAGAGCGGTCACGACGTTGCGACCATCACGCTGCTTCAGGGCGTAGGTGTTGCCCGACTGGAGCTTGCTCAGCACCCAGCTTTCGACGAACTGGATTCGGTTCTGATAGGCGTTGGGCTTGCGCAGGACCGGCGAGTAGGCCGTGTTCGTGACCTCGCCCCAGATACCGTCGCTGTCCTTGGCGACCAGCTTGATCCGCAGCTTGGCGACGTCGGAGGCAATCAGGGTCTGGCAGGCGAAGACCGCGTGGAAGGAAAGGACGCTATCGCGCTCAATCTCTACGTTCTTCTGCCATGCGCCCGTGAAGCTCTCGCGCACGATCGGCCACCAGCCGCCCCGGCCCGACGGCGAGGCGAGTTGCCCGGCCGGGGCCTTCTTGCGGGTGATCGACAGCCCCAGAAACTGCATCAGCCGGCTGCGCGCTTCTCTGCGATCTTCTCGCTCAGCGCCTGGGCGTTCCAGCCGTTGAAGGGCTTCTTGCCGAAGACCTTTTCGTATTCCGCACGCAGCGCGGCGATGTCAGGCCCGGGGGGCGTCACAGTGCCCTCGCCAGCCTGAAGGGCCGTGGTGCTGTAGCCCATGCGTTCGAAGATGCGGGCGTAGCGCGGATCAGCCGCCTTCAGCGCGCGGGTGTAGTAGTCTTGATGTTTCATGGCCGTTCTCCCGAAGAGGAAAGGACGGGCCCCGGGTGGAGCCCGTCCGATCGGCTTATTGGTAGGCGGCGCCGGTGATGTACTGGACCGCGCCAGCACGACGCTTGCCCCAGTTGATGTACCGCTCGGCACGGATGCCGATCATGTTCATCTGCCACAGCGACACGAAGACGGTCGCGGCGGCCGGAGGATCGGTAGGCGCGCTGTCCATCTGCAGCGATGCTTCGCTGCTGACGTCCAGCATCGTCTGGCCGTCGTCGGCGAGCAGGATCTCGCTGGCCTTGGCCAGGATGATCCGCGAACCGGCTGGAATGGCCGGAGGCCCGGTGACAGCGGCCTGCGCCGGGATGTTCTCCGACGTGATGACGGGCAGGCCCAGAAGGGTGCCGCCGCCGGTGCTGTTCATACCGGGGAATTCCGGTTGGCCGAGCGGGTTGAGCTGAAGCGCGAGGCCGAGAGCCTGCGTTTCGGTCATGATCCACACGGCGCCGGCCAGCGACATGTTGGCCGCGATGAAGGCCGACATCAGAGCCTTGGCGTCAGCGCGGAACGCATCGGACGAGGTGCCCGAGGCGGTAATCGCGGTCACGCCGTTGGTGATCGAGGCGGGCGAGACGCCAGCGACGGCCGCGACGGTCGGATCGACGAACGAGCGGTCCAGGAACTGCGCGGTCTGGTCGATCAGGTCCTGACGGACGACTTCTTCTGCCGCCGGGCTGGACGAGCGAGCCAGTTCGTCGGTGATCACGACGATGCCGGCCGTCTTTGCCATGCCCAGAGTGATCTGGTCGAACGCCAGGGCGCTGACGGGCTTCGGCTTGCCTTCACCGACCCAGCCAACAGTCGAGCCGCCAGTCTGACGGGGAATCTTGATGTTGAAGGGTACGCGGCGCAGGCCGGGGATGCGGCCGATGATGGTCGCCGGACGCAGCAGTTCGGCGAACTCGGAGGCCATGTTCTCATACTCGACCAGGGGCTTGGCCCAGGCCGTGTCGGTCGTGGTGCCGGCGGCGACGGCGGCCTTCAGGATCGTCTCGACCTGGGGCGTGTCGCTCCAGCCCTTGGCGATCTCGGCGGCCTGCATCAGGTTGCCCTTGGAGCGAGCCAGCGCCATGGCGTAGCGGGTGAAGGTCGTGCCCTTGGGCAGGTTGGTGCCCTTGACCTCGACGCGCAGGCCGCGGGACTCAGAGCCCCCCTTGCTGTCGGCGCCCACAACCGGTTTGGCGGTCGAAACGCTGGCCTTCTCCATATTGCGGAGACGCTTCAGATGCTCGTCGATCTCGACGACGTCGGCTTCGTTGCCGTCGAACTCTTCCTTCTGGGCGGCGTCGAGGGTCGCGCCCTCGCCAGCGGCCTTTTCCATGATGGCGCCATTGGCAGCCACCAGCCCAGCGCGCTTCGTTTCGAAGGCGCTGATCTGTTCAGCATAGTTCATGTCTTGTGTCCTTGATCAGGCCCGCTTGATGGTGCGGATCACGAAGGGTGGAGCCCGATCGCGGGCGGGTGC